GCTCAATCAGAAATTCGCACCAGAAAGCGATGATTTTCGGCGGTTCGATGAAGGAATTAACGTCGTTCCGCGGTGCTGTCCTGCGCAGGCATGTCTCGCATCCTTCGCGCCAGTCCCATTCGCCGTCCTCGTCGAATCCCACGCCATCGCATCGGGCTACGTCATTTGGTAGTGTGTTCATCGGTCAGTTGGTTTGTAGTTTGCGTGATCGAAAAGCACCTGCCAGTCATCGCGGTTGGTCGTGGCATCTTGGTATGCTTCGCGCAAGATTTGATCGCGAGTGAGTTGATCAATGCGCTGCCAGTTGAACATGAGGCATCGGACGATCAATAGCGTGGCTCCTGTGTTACGGTGGTGAGTGTATCGCGCTGCAAAAACAAGCGCGGTGTTTTCTAGACGTTGGTATGGTTCTGTGTTCATTTTGTTTTGGTCATTTTGTTTTAACATGTTGATGCACTAAACGCATTGCGTTAGTGATCTTGGCTGTTCGGCAAATATGAATCAGCCACTTCCCTGACGCTGTGGATATACACACCTCCAGCAGACCATTTAGTCTTCGCGTGGCATCCATCATCCTCAATCCCGATCCAGCACGATACGGTTTCGAGCGCGTCAAGCCGCTCCTTGTCCGCGACAAGTGATTCCAAGGCATCAGCGGCCTCGGTCATCAGTTCGCTGGCGTTGTAGTGTCTGTCTCGTCCGCGCAAATGCCGAACGAGGCGGTGGAGGTCAACGCTGACCGCGTTGGAGCCCCCTGTGTTTTCAATGTCTTTTTTCGCGGTCATCGTGAGTCACTTTTATCGTTAGCCACAGCAATTTATGAAGTTACGGAGTCCTTCGGGAGTGTCGCATCCACTTCCATTGTCGGCAGCAGATTCCCACGCCTTGACTTGCCCCTCCAGTTTTCGGATGCGCCGTGCAGCTTCGTTAAATATATCCTCTTGGTCGGTGCTTGGGTAATCGTGCAAGAGGCAGATAAAGTCAGAGTTGGTCATTTCTTCATACATAATTCAAAGAGGGCTAACATGTGGATAGGCATTTTATCACTCCATTTAAAGCGTAAATGTAAAGTATGCGGTTTATTTTGATTGTGTTCATTTTGTTTTGGTTCTTGGTTAAAACGATTGTTCATCTGTCGTGTCGGTCTTGGTCGGATCGAAGCCCAGGTAGGAACGGAAGTCCAATCCATCTCCGAGGTGTCCGAGCTTAGCTCTGGTTTGCTCCCTGATCTGCGCATGTAGCGCGTCAACTTCCTGCCGTCCTGCGTAATATGCCGTTTGCTGCGCCTCAGCGTGCTTTTCCTCGCGTTCTGCGTTGCGGTCAGATAGATTATACCCGCGCACCACTAAATCTCGAATTTCGGCACTTGTGAAGCCCATAACGAAGCCTGACATCTGTTCGCCGAGGATCATCAGCTTTTTGACCTTTCGAGCTTCGCCATCCTTCCAGATTGACTTCGGTGTAAAAAGATTGCTTTTTCGCAAATCGGCAATAAAGTTCTTCCTGCTTTTCGGGTCTTTGTGGAAGTTGTCGAGTCGTTCGGCAATGAGCCAGACGGCATCGCATGACCGGCAGAACATGCCGCGTGAGCTTGGACGGGTGCAATTGATGCAAGGTCGTGTGTGTAGTTTGATTTGTGTTTTCATGATCCGTAGTAGAGTGAGTCTCGTGAGTTTGGCGCGCGGTAGCCTGTGGCTTTCTTCCAGCGTTCGCAAGCTGTCCAAATGCCGCTGAGTGATTCGCAGAACTTGCTTCGGTTGTCTGGTCGAAAATATCCTTCGGCGTTCGATTCAAAATATGCTTTCAAGATTTGCAAGTCATCGTCGGTGAGTGCGGCGAGCTGCTGCTGGTATTTGATGAGCGCGGCTCGATCCTCATTGTTCCACGGGATTTTCTGCCATGAAGTTCTGATGCTGTCGATTGCGCCCATCAGTAAAACGGCTTCGTCGTCTGGAATTGATGTGGATGTTGCCGCTGCTTGCATGGGTGTATTTTCCCATTGCGCGTTTGTGATCCAAATGTGCGCACCTTCGGAAAAGCCGTCTATCCATTTCGCTGATGCATTCCAAGCCGCCAATGATTGCTGCAATGTTTCAATCGATGGTTTGATTTTGGTTTTTCGCCATGCTTCGGCAAATTGTTTTTTGCTGGAACGCTCCCTGCTTTTTGGAGGGAACATATCCCAAAGTGTTTTCAATATCTCGCTTTCGTCCGATGAAATCGGGCAAGATATTTCCTTTCCTTGTTCCTTTCCTTTCCTTGTTCCCTTCCCTTCCCTTCCACTAGTGCAAGTCAAAGTGGCGTGGTCGTCGCGTGATGCACGCGTCAAGCACGCGTCGATTTCATTGCAATCATAAGGGTTTGGCAGTTCTGATTCCCTTTCTCGATTGTTTATGACCTGATGTTTTTCAAACGATGGTATAAATCCGAAAAAGTTTCCTTCGCACTCATATTTTCCGATAAATCCACGCGTGTGCAACGCGTCAAGCACGCGTGAAAAGTTGATTCCGTCATACGGCAAAATTTGCACTCCAAGCCTTCTTGGCTCCCATTTGAAACGCCCTTCACGATCTGCTGCGCACCATAGCCCTGTGTAAGCCAGCCGCAACGGCAAAGAATGTTCTTGCTCTGCTTCGTAGAGCATTTCGTGAGTGTAAAATTCTGGTTTAATTGTTCTGATCCTCATAATTTTGGACAATAAAAATCCCGCCATCAGTAGCAGTGCTCACCTGCATCATCCGAAGAATCCGCAGAACTGCGCCTAATGGCGGGGAAATATTTAGCCTGTCTCGTCACGGTGAGCGTGTGACGCGCGCAATATGCGCTATTTTGTGCAAATTCTCAAGCAATCATTTTCGATTTGGCGATTTGGTCGATCATGCCCTGGAGGTTTGCGCTGACCTCTGCTGACTCCTTACGCCCTTTGTCGGTCAAGATGTAGGTGTAGAATGAGTGCGGATTCGTGAACTGCTCATGCTTGATCTTCGTGATATACCGCTCGTGACCTTTCCAGCCTTTGAGGTATCTGTGGTCGCAGCACTTTTGTGATGCCGCTTGCATGTCTCCCGTCCTGACCGGCGTGTCGTATTGCGCGAGTTCCAGTAAAAAGACCGCTCGGTAGATACTCATGCCATAAATCAAATGTTTGATTTGATCGCGTGATATATCGCCTTTTGGCGTGCGGATTACAAGTTGTAGTAGTTTCAGTGGTGTCATAGCTTTAATTCAAGTTCAACTTGGTTTTCATCTGTTATTTCATCATCGGATTGCACCTCTAATTCTTCAGCTTCTTTTTTGTTAGCAGTGTAATCCTGCGCCCCGTTATCTCGATCAAGTGCTTCCATGTCGAACAGGTCTGGTATAGTGATCTCAGCTTCCATAGCTGCGCACCATCCTGCGCCGTCTGCAAAGTATGACTTGTTAAGCTCAAATGCGATACCCTTGCGTTTGAACTTCATAGCCCGATAAGGAACTGTCATGATGCCGCCAAAAGGATCTAATACAGTTTCCCCCTTGTTGGTAAATTGCTTAATGCAGCGATCGACAATATCAAACTGCAACGGGCAAAGGTGCATTTCTTGACCCTTGCTGTATTGCTGGCTATTCAACGTCATCATACGTGTAACATCGGACCATACTTCCTCACTCCATGATTGCGGTTGTAATAACATAAAACCAGTAGGAAGCATGTTCATCTCATCGCACCATCCTGCAATCTCAACGTGATTCTCGTAGCTGTAAATCTGCGTTTCAGACCATGCTTTGAACTTGCGGAAAACTTCAGCGTGAGAAAGACCTTCAAAGTCTGCTTTTGTCAAAAGTCGATTTCCGCTTGAACGTGTGAAGCCGTGAGCGTCTGCTTGCCATCTTGCGCGACTGTAACGCTCTTTTGATTTGACTACAGGCTCATCAGCATAGCCTTTCGTGCTGTCGGTCTGTGGCTTGCGAAACATTAGCAAATATTCTGGCATTCCTACTCCCATTTTGGATCCGTCCTTGCATTGTTCCGTCCATCCTAGGCGATATGTTTGCGCGTTCTCACGAACAACGTCTGTAACAATTGTTTTCATGCCCATATATGCAAATCCATGTTTTAAGAAATGATTCATGGTGTGCATGTGAAACGGGTAAACCGTTTGGAAGCCTAGCCCTGTCATACCGCCTGGAATGATACGATCTTTGACGTGGATGCAAGCCAAGCGTCCAGGCTTTAATGCTCGCAGCAAGTTAGGTGTAAGAAAGTCCATCTGATCGAAAAACTCCTCGTTGCCCTCGCTGTGTCCAAAGTCAGCGTAGTTTGGTGAGTATTCGTATTGCGTAGAAAACGGAATAGAGGTGACAATCAAGTCAACGCTATTCTCTGGCAATGCCGCCGTTTCAATCACTGTATCGTTATTGACGATGCGGTAATGCTCACCCTGAATCTCTACTCGATCCATGCCCATGCCCCGCGCCAATGTCCCCGCCATCGCTTGCGCTGATAGCCCAAATGTTCTAATAATATCGCTCATTTTTTTAGTTAGTTTTGTGTGTTGCTGCCATTTTCTTTCGAGTTGTTGGCGAACTCCTCTTTCCGCTTCGGAAAAAATAATGTCAACGCGAACGGTCTTGGTTTGCCCGAAACGCTGAACCCTGTGGATTGCTTGGATGAAATCATTAAACTTGAATCCAATGCCAAGAAAGATTGACCAGTGGCAATGTCGTTGGAAGTTGCAACCACTGCCAGCGATGCGAGGCTTCGTGGAAAGCTCTTTATATTTGCCATTGGAAAAGTCTATGATTAGCTGCTCTCTAAGCTCCAATTCTTGCGAGCCAAAAACCGCTTTTGACTCTGGAATTGCTTGCTGAATCGCATGTCTTTCATCCTCCAAATCGTGCCAAATCAAAACATGATCCTCAGGGAACTCATTGCGAATCTCTAGCATTTTATCAACTCGCTTTGTAAGACTTTCGCGCTTTTCACGGCTCGCGTCTTGGATTCCAATCGCCGCATCCTTTAGTAGCTTCCCTTGCCCTAGCTTGTCATATCCTGCGTTACTGTGATCGGTAGTGACTTCATGCCAGCGAACCTCTAGCGGGGGCATGTCGTAGCCTTCATCCGAGAATCCAAGGTCACTTGGACGCTGCACAAATAAAGCCCATGAGCTAACCCATAACCAAAACTCTTCTTCTTTATGAGCGTGCAACGTAAGCTTGTCAGCCTTGGTGCTATCACGTTTGAAAAAGCGTGTTTTTGCTTGTGAAACATCCATGATGCCAAGAAAGTCGGCATAAGCAAGTAGCTCGATGTAGTCATTCGGTGATGGTGTAGCAGTTGCCACAAAGCGAAACTGCACCGTTTTACCATCTTGTCGATGATTGCGGCTAGGGCCACCGTCACCCGTAAAGAGTCGCATGAACTCGCGAAAAGTCTTGCTGCCTCCAAAACCTCGCAAGACGCTAGCTTCGTCAAGAGTGGCAACTGTGAACTCGGCAGGATCCAATTTTCCGTCTCGGATGGTTTCGTAGTTCGTCATGTAAATCCCATTAGGGTCGGTAGCCTCTTCAATCCTGCGGATGAATAACGGCGGCTTTTCCCATTTGAGAATCTCTAGGCTGTCACGCACAAACTCTTGGCGAACTCCTAAAGGTATGACAATCAAACCCATACCTCCAGCAATGTCGCGAGTAATGCGAACGCTTTCAAGTTGGATAATCGACTTGCCTAGTCCAAAGCTGGCAAAGCAAGCCCTGCGTCCACCCTTGACCATCCATTCAACAATCGCCTTCTGGTGAGGTTTCAGGATTGGATTGATACCGCTAGCATGGATTTTATGCCCTTGCTCCTTTTCTATCTTGATTTTTGACTGCAAAAAAGCAGCGTAGTTTTCTTGTGTATTCATTTTTTCTGTGTGTTCTGAGATTCTTGCCCCGCCGCGCCTGAACGATGCGGCAGGGGGTTTTCTTCGCGTCAGCCGATGCTGGGCGAGGAAGTCTTTTGTGCTAGCTCAAGCATTTTAGCCTCAGCCGCTGCGAGTTCGGAAAGCGGATACGAAAAACCCTTGCTGCCCCATTGCTCGTTAGATGGCGGATACTCGGCGGGTTCGCAGTAGTTACTAGCAATCGTTCTCCCGTTGTGGCTTTGGATCGCGATAACCTCGTAGCCGTATTGGCTCTTGAAAATGGCGGCGTTTCCTAGTCGGGTTACGATTTGCCAAGTTAGCCCGTTGCGTTTGTATTCGGTGAGTTGTTTCATGCTGCGTGTTCTTTCTGTGTTGTTTTGTAGATCAGAACGGCACGTCATCATTGTCATCATCCGCGGCCGCTGGTGGTGCTTGTCGCTGGGTGGAAGGTGCCGAGGTGCTGCCGAATGTCAGCGTTTTGCAGTTGCCGAGGATCGCGCCTTTTTCGCCGGCGCTGCGTCGATCCTTGCCGATGTCCAGAGTAATCATGTGCGTGTTCCCGTATTGATCCTCGCCGTTCTTGCCCTCGATGATGTCCACGTTCAGGTAGATACCACCCTTGTCAGAAACAAAGATATTTGCTGACTTTACAGGGATGGCTACAAGTTTTTCGCCAGTCTTAGTTTCGACGACTCGCACGCCTTCGATTTTGTTTAGTCCGATGTTTGCTTTTAGTATTTGCATGTTGTTTGTTGGTTGGAGATTATTTTGTTAAGGGTTTTAGCAGTTATCTGATTTCATTTTTTTTGCTAATTTTTCAATTTGCTGAATTTCTTCAAAGTCAAATAAATTACCATTTTCATCGTTTGCCATTGCTTTAAATAGCTTCAAGCAGATTTTCCCAAGTGGGGCGCTTTCATGCATTATGATTTCAGAAATTACCATGTTTGTAAATTGAACAACTTCTTGAGTATCAGCAAATTGCATAAAATCACGAACCGTGTCCGTAAGTTGCTTTTTTGTTATTTCTATTGTTGTCATCGTTTATTGGATGATGTTTTTTGTTTGTTGGTGATTGGCGAGCGTGGCAGGGTTTGCACCTGCAATGTGACTTGTGGCTTAAGCCCCGCCTTGTCAGCATCGTTGAATCATCTTGGGGCGGCCAATGATCCCTCTTGTGCTTGCGTCTAATTCCGCCACACGCTCAAAATTGTTAGTTGTCCTTCACGAAAACGCCGTTGATCATCGTCCCGTTGCGCTTGCTGATTACGTTGTAGCTATGCTCTACGCACTCGTTAAGCTTTAGACGGTGACTCATTGACAACTGATCCAAGCAAGCATTTGCGTAAGCGTATGTATCAGCGTGGCGGAAGCTCATTAAATCAATGACGCATTTTCCTATTTGCTCAAACGCTTCTTTGTTCGACAACTCATCAATGCTGGCAATTCCAATATTCTCGAAGTTATTCATTTTTGCATGTATCACCAGCGTAACATAAACATCCCCGATGCCGTCTTTGACTTCTTCTAGGAAATCACGCTCGCTAGTATCATATCGCGATTGATTGTCATACAAAGCCACAGCCTGAGCCGTTTCGATTAGCTCCTCAAGCGTTTTGGCAAGCTGACCCTCTGGTGTTCCGTTGGCTAAGATGCCCTTGTCATCAGCCCATTTCAAGATTAGTTGGTTTAAGTCGTTCATGGTGTTTTGTTTTTGGTTAGCGACTCAGCCTACATGAGTAGGAACAGCAGAGCTTGTCCGTTCGGCTGAGTCGCCAAGATGTTCAAATTTTTGTGCGATCTTCTTTAGAGTTGGCGGCGGCGTATTGAAGTTTTTTCAGCGTATCACTTGAAAAATATGCAACTAACGTGCGGCGGAATTGATTGAAATACCATGTGGCAAAATCGATATAGTTGTCAAATCCGTATTGGTTGCCGTTGATGTCTTGGAATGATGTGTAAGCTTTCATAATGTGTGTTCTTGTTGGCGGGGAGAGAATAGACCGAAAACCGATTGCGTGTAAAGATATTTCGCAAACTTTTTTCATTTATTTTTGTTTTTCCTTATTTTACAAGGGTTGCAGCGTTGGTAACGAAACGATTTTCGCTACCAAAACGCTATCTTTCACCCGATAAAATGAGCTTGTGGCCGATAAAACGCTCTGTAAGCGTGTCAAAATGCGCGTCCGTTATGTCGGTTTGCAAGCTATCCAGCATCGCGGCGATGGTAACTTGCAAGCCGTCATGTGGGGGCATGGCTTCGAGTTCTGCGATCATCTCGCGGATCTTCTGCCGTGCCTCCCATTGTTGGCGTGGGGTCATGCGTCAAATCTTTCGCAAGATCCTAGTTTGTATTTACGTTTTGCCAAATTGCGAAAAGCTGGATTCCAGTGGTCAAACCCAAATTTTTTTGCACAGTCATGCATTTTCCTAAGCGTTACAAGTCGCGGAGAAAAATGACTTTTTGTGATAATCCGCGCAACATGCGCTTGTTTTTGTTTATTAGTCATTCGATCCATTTTCCGATTGTTGTGAGATAAACCTCGCATCGTTCGCGAGCGGTTGCGCTTGCGGATTCCCATCCTAATTGGAGCTCTAATATCCGATAATAGCTGCGTGCGTCATCAGTGTTTAGCGTATTCTCAAACTCATGGCAAGCGTTCAGGTCGGCGGTGTAGTTTGGGCAAGATGACTCATATTTACGATTTGGAGGCATTCCGTGAGCGGTTGGGTATCGAGTGCCGCCGCCAGCACCTTTAATGACCAGACGGCAATTAGTCCACCCCAGCGACTCCGCAATCGCGATGTTTATTTGTTCGTCAGTCATTTTGTTTTTCCTTTCTCTAATTGCGCAAGCCCTCTAGCTAGTATATTTTCACAATGTTTGATTGCCTCTTTTTTTGCTTCTCTCATAGTTTCGTATGATTTTATGGATCTGCGATTAAGAAAATAATATACCCAATCTCTTGACGAGTACGACTTGTAGACCTCTATGGTTATTACATCGGAAATTACTACATGACATCCGCCTAATCGTGATTTTTCCCATTTCATTTCGCCTCCTTCCATTGCCAAGTTGTTTTTCCGTCCGAGTCAACCACGTATTCAGCGTGTCCGCGCTCTATGGCTTGTTTTTTCAGGTCTTCGTATTTATCAGCAGTAATAACGAACGCAAACCAAGTGCAAATCGCCACAATTGCAAGCGTGATAAATGATGCTGCCTCACTCACTTGCGCCTCCTTTCTCTGCCATGGCTTTCCATGCGAGCGCATCTTGCCAGCCGTGGCGGTAGGTCTGAGCGTAGGTTTGCAATCCGCAACGCCCAACGTGCTTGCGATACGCATCAGCAATCGCATCTTGCATGTCTATCATTTTGCTGACATCAGCAATATGATCGGGATGCCGCGCTGAAACGTCCGCTAGTGGTTCGCCTTGTAGCTCAACCCATTCAAGCAAGCTGTATTGCCAGTCGTCGGCGTAGGGCGGGTGCTCAAGTAGTTTGAAATCATTTTGATAATCGCTCCAGATGTCGCATGAATAGCTTGCCACTGGCATTGCTGTGTAATGCATTACATCGCCGTTTGCATCCTGCGCGATAAATCTTGGCGATTCAATCCCCGCCGCTTTGCACGCTGCGAGTAGGGATTCTGACAGTTGTTGTTCTGGTGTGCTCATTGGAGTAGTTCGGTTGGCCATGCGGCTATGATGAGACTAGCTTGATGGTTGCCAATGTGTTCTGCCATGTCTTCTATGCAATCAATCGCCGCAATCGTGCTACGCCATCCAGCTTCGCATCGTCCTTCGCATATAAAATAATTTGATATTGTCGCTTTTTCTGAAAACGCAAGCAAACGCTCGCACTCTGCTTTGATTTTTTGTAGGTGTTCTGTTTTTGTCATTTTTTCTTTTTCTGGTGTGTTCATGGTTGTTGACAAATTGCAAGTATTTTGTTCGCCCCTTTTATAGCTGCTTTTTCAGTTTGATACGATTTTAATTCGATAAAATCTTCACGGCCTTGCACATTGTAAGTGAATGTCACTGTGTAATAATAAACCCCGTAACAATTAGTTGATTTTTTGATTTTCGCAGTGTAATTGCCTTCAGTTAATTCCTTTTCCGTCATATTGTTGTGTGTTCATGGTTCTTTTTTTTCTTGGTTGTCACTGTGGCATTGAGGCTTGTCAACAAATACAGCAACAGGCGCAGCATCACTTCCCCACCAGTTAGCGGCGGCAGCTTTTACCTGTGGCGTTAGTGGTCGGCTGCAATCGTTTTGCTTGTTGCACGTTTCGTAAAACGGGCAAAAGGTTTTATCTTTGTAACAGATCATGATATGTCGATTTCTTTCAGTTCATAGCGGTTTGTTTTCTCGTTCTTCTTCCAGCCATGCACGAGGATTTTCCACCCTGCGGCGCGAATGGCGGCGATGTTCGGCGACTCGCTCATTTTGTCAATGCGACTCTTTGTGTTGCCCCATGATGTCGATTGCACAGCGATTGTTTCAGCCCCACGCAATGCGAGAATGTCGATGATCCCGAACAGGTCTTGGCGGATCTTCACGAAGCTGTTCCACTTCTCAACGACCTCCACTAGATCACAGGTCTTGCGTAGGTGCGCCAATGATAGTTGCGTTGGCGATGTTTTCATTTTTGCGCTCATGGATCTCCTTTCAGTATCTTTTCTGTTTCCTTGGCAAAAATCAGATGCGTCTTTGCGTTCAGCTTGAAACATTGGATACATTCATCCAGTTGGTCGGCAATAGCGCAATAATGCCGCGCAAACTCGACAAACTCGCCAACTTTAAGCTGGACTGTTTCGTTATCCTTTAGTCGGTTCTCAACGTCCCATGCGATGTTCAGAATCGCTTGCATCCTGCGTTCGTGTGTATCTTTGTTCATGGTAAATCAATTTCTTCTAGTTCCACCTCTGGCAATTCCCATTTTCCGCTTGCTAGGCACTCTTTGTAAATTTCGATTGCTCGCTCCATTTTGGCTAGTCCTGATTCGATCAATGCGTCAGATGCGCGATAGATTGCACGGGCAAACGGTTGTTTCATTTCGACAACTAGCCAGTAAAACGGAGCTGGTTCATCAAGTCCGTATTTCGCCGCGTGTGCCGCTTGATACCATGCCGCTTGCATATCATAGTGGTAATCGCTGATCTTGCGAGCAAACGCCCTTTTTGTGCAATCCTGAGCCGTTTTGAAGTCGGCAATCAATTCCTCGCTGTGCATGTCCAGCAATGCCTTGATTTCAACGCCTCGGAACTCGCAAATGATCGGGGTCTCAAGCATCGGGCAAAGCTCCAGCATTTTTCGAACGGTTCGAGATTTTGCCAACGAGTCAGCACATAGCGGGACACGCTGTGCTTTCTCATCTGCTAGAATCGGCTTTGTTTGCGCATCACGCCATGCTTTGCCCTCTTTGGTTGCAAAGCTCATTCCGTCTGGTTTCAGCGCGTATTCGTCGCGCAGGTCTTTACCCTCTAAAACAAAGGCATGAGTCAGCGTGCCAAGCATCATCGCCTCACTAGGCTCATGATCTTCGTCTTGTGCCGCTTTGAAATGCGCGGGAGAATCAAGCAAATGTTTAGCGAGCGAGAAGTTGATCGCGGGATGTTGGCGGTATTCTGTGGCGTTCATGATTCCACCTCGCTTTCTACCTCTGCCAATGCCAAAACAAGCGGGTCGGATTTCGGGGTTACGTTGCGGACTTGTCGATGATCGAAATCATCCTCTTTTGCGATTTGAGATTGAATCTCTGGAGATAGTCGAATCCATTTCTGCGCACGTTTGAAAACGGTTTTCTTTGCCATTTCATCGTAAAACGAAATCCATGGGTGATCTTTTCCGTATTGCGTTGCCGATTTGTAGCCTTGCGACTTATCACGAATGGCGTTGATTTCTTCCAAGTTCATGATTTCCGCTTTTTCGCTGCCGTCTTTTTTGCGAATCAGCACATAGTAGGCATACGCATCGCCACGAGGTTTTTTGTAGTCGATCAAGTGCTTTGTGATTGCTCCACGATCAACCTCAAAAACATCGTTCTCACAAACTTTGTCAGCGTGAATGTTGGAGATTTCACCAGTTCGCATTGCAAGCTCCACATAGCCCTTGTAATCGACTTGTAACTGACATTCGACTGTCTTGTCTCGATTGTTGTTGTAAGGGATCAGATGGGCATTTCTGCCGTCTGGTTCAAGCCCTAGTGCTGAGAGCGTAAGCAAGCATTGCATAAATGACGATTGCGTGCATTCAGCAAGCTTAGGTTGACGGGTTAGCAATGTGGTAGCAACTCGGCAAAAGCGGTCTGCGTCCAAGTGCTTAGGCAATGCCAGTGCAAACTGTGCTTTGATGTTGTCTTGACTTAGCAAGCCTTTGAGCGTTGCTGGTTTCTTAGGTGCTGTGACCTCTGTTTTTTCTGTTGTCGTTAGTTCTGTGTTCATTTTCTTATTGTTGGTTAGTTTGGTAAAATCACCCATGCGACTAGCCCAGCCGTGAGTGCGGTTGCGAGCGTGTAAAACGCTTCTAAGATCTTAATTGTCATACGGGTCTTTGGCTGATTTGAGAAGGCAAAGGATAAAAACGATTGCGTAAATTCCGACAATCACGCAAAAGCTGGCAAACATCGGATGCGCTTTGATGAAGTCAACCACGGCTGACCTCCTTTCTCGCTGCTAACATTGCGTCTGCGTATTCATAGGCTTCTTCGGCAACGAGTGATTTTGCAGGCTCTTCGCCTTCATTGTTTTCGTCGTTGTGCTTTTGCCAATTAGCTTGAGCGATTGATAAAGCCGCCGCCGCAAAGTAGTCACGAAGGCTCATGCCTTGTTCGCCTTCGTTTGTATAATCGCCAAACGGAAACGCACTGCCTCCATCGTTAATCGCGCTCACTTCGCCACCTCCATTCCTTGCTCGATCTTCTCCAGCACATAGCCCGTAAAGATTCTGCGCTTTTCCTTTGCCTCTAGTTTTAAGCGGTCAGCAAGCGCAATCGGCATTTTAACACTGATGGCTCGATGGGTTCGCTCTTGGACTGATGCGGCGATGATGGCGCGTTTCTGCGCTCGTTGTTCTTTTGTATTGCTCATGGTTGTGTTGTATTCTCTTTGGAGAGGGTTTCGATTTTCTGCATGAGCCAGCCTAGTCTCGCTGCGTCTGTTGCTCCGTGTGGGGTGTAAATTACAGCCCAAAGATCCTGCATTGCGAATTGCAGCATAAGCTTTGCTTCGGCTTCAGTAAGGTTGGCGATGTGTTCGTTCATGGCGAGGGATTTAGTGGTTGTTTTCATGCGGGGCGGTAGTGGGTTATTGTTGCGTTTAGTAAATCCAACCGCCAACACAACTCGCGCGAATCCCTTAAGTGATGTAATTCATATCCTTCCATCAATCTCCATTCCGCAATCATACACTCAGGATCAACCCCGTTATTCTCCACCCACCCGTCAGCGTCTGGAGTTGGCTTTTGCGGTGCATCCTGAGCTTGCATCGCGCCCTTAAGCTCGGCGGCGAGTATTTGCGCGGCGTATAAGCTCGGCGTTGCGGTTGCGCTGGTTAATAAGGAGGCGTTGGTAGTTGTTCATGGTAGGTTGGTTTGATCTTTGGCGATTGCTTGTATTATTTTCCCCATCCAAAAACTTGGTTGCGAGCCTCCCAATGCGCGGCTGATGTAAGCCACTCATTAGCTGGTCCTAAATCCTTATGCGACCATTTTTGAATCAGCGTGCTTGCCTTGTCTATAGTGTTTGCGTTTTTGATTAGGTCTGATGCGAGATTGGCGATTTGTAGTAGTTGGCTCATATTGTGTGTTCCGCCGCTTGTTGCGCGACGACCGAAACTTGCCAGAATCGCAGAAAAACGCAATATATTTTTACAACTATTTTATTTTCCTATATTCTACAAGGCATTGCGCTTGCTTTTTGCTAGGAAAAACAGCGGTGTTTTGCGGTGAATTGCGGCAATTATCGGAGGTCTACGCAACTACTAATTGCAAACGTTTTAGTTTTTACTTGCGCTTTTTTGCTCGGCTGGTATCTTTTGTTCGCCTATCCACCACGGAAAAGGATACGGATTCGCTCTGCGGATCTAGCATGCTGACCGCATCACTTAAGGCGTTGGGAAGGCTCAGCGGAGGTGATGCGGTCTTTTTATTTGACAATGTTTTGGGTATTGGTATCATTGCCGCGAACTTGTCAAACGGTGCATTCCGCCTAGCAAGTGAACAGACCCGCCACGCCTCTCAACGATGCGCACCAGGGCGGGTGCTTTATTTCACGATTCCCGCCCTGATTGAAAGTTGACTCCATGTCATCGCGAAAGCTTAGGTCGGGTGCGGGCATCCAATCACAGCAGATCTCCCATGCCTCTCCACGATGCGCACCTTGGGAGATATTTTTTCACCGCTTGAAAATTATTTCTTGCGTTTTTCCAATCTTGTTCTATTCTTCTCTCGTTCGCGCGCTACTACCGCCGTAAAAGACTTTCTTGCTGTGTGTTCAATAGCATCGAAGCCCGTTCAGAGGTAGTAGCCTGAACGGGCTTTTCATTTGCCCCTGTTCGCTCTCCGATAACAGACCAAAACAAAGGACACCGCGAGAAGACGTGAATCTTCCACACTCATCACTAGGCTTGAAACGCTCGAAAGGGGCTAACGAGTTGTCACCATGAGACTAAGCAGAGGTGGCAGGAGGTTGACTCCTAAGGGGCTGGTTTTCGAATCATAAAAGCACATGGTAGATATTGTTTCTCATCGTGTGTGCTCTAGGGAGGTTATGAGACTAATTGTGTACAGAAATAAAAAGGAGAGAATACAGAAGAAAGAAAGAACGATATGAGTGAGGAAACAATACAAGGAGAACATAGAAAACCACTTTTCCAAAGACTGCGAGACATTTGCGGATGTCTCACCACCGAGGATGATTGTGACGAAATAGCTAGATTGGTGTTTAAGTCATATACAGTGGTGTTTGAGTCATATCCAACCAACGAAAAAATGAGTGAGGAAATCAACTGGCAAGAACGATACGACCACCTTGTCGAATCATTACCAAAAAGCAAACGACCGTTTTCCGACAAGCAAGCGCAAAAGGTCATTGCCTCGCAGGTGAAGCGGATCACCCAGCTGGAGGACGATCTGAGCTTTGTCCGTTGCGAGCTGGACAAATTGAGAAAGGAAACGAGATGAAAATTAAGCAACTCATAAAGCATTGGTTTCGCTGCCGTCATGGCTCGGTATCGCTAGGACTAAGTTTCTGGTCGGTAACGGCTTGCAATGGCTACGGTGTCGAAACAGAGCAAAAGTGCCTCAAGTGCGGCGTGTATCGCCATCGAGTGTTGAAGTTTGGATGTCGTGAAAGTGCTGAATGGCAAGATGGAAAGCATCCAGAATCTACAAACAAAAACCCCGCCAGTGGGTGCTGACGGGGTTGTATGGCTAAGTCTGGTTCGCTTCGCAAGAGTCGCGCACTTAGCACTGTCGGGAGGAGGCTAGCGCAATCAAGCGCGGAGTCAAGCGGGAATTTACACGGTGAACGTGATCCAATCTCTCACGTTAGAAACGTTTCGACGTTGGCGAACTACTCCACCACCGTCCCTGCTTCCTTTTGTGTTAGAATTTCCTTCGATGGTTTGAAATACGCCGTTTTTGTCTGGCTTGGAAATAGCGATGCCGCAATGGCTAGTTGAGTGCAGCGAGAAGATGCCGATTGCTTCGCCTGTGTGGCTCTTGCGCGTCTTTGTGCTGCGATCCTGAGCAAGACTCCATTCATCGAAGCCGTAAGCCGCTGCGGTCGTCGGGCGAGCAAAGGTGAGCTTGCTTCCATGCTCCTTTTCCCATCGTGCCATTGCCTCGCGAACTACGAAACAAATAAATGCTGCGCACCATGGCCAGCCCGTTCCGTCGAGTGATGTAGCCGCTTGGTATTGTTGCACGCGTTTGCCCGTGTTCGAGTAACCGATTTCCTTCGTGCCGATTTCCTCGGTTGCCACCTCCCTGATTTGTTCGCTGAGCGTTTTCATGGTATTTTTTTGTTATGTGAAACCATTGGTATTGCGATGTTTTCTTGATGTTGACGAAACGGATTTAGTTGACATGCTCATAATGATTTTGAATGCACGCTCTTATCCTTCTTCCAGAAGTCCTCCCCGAAGCTCATAACCGCTTGGTAGTATGGCTCCGACAACGGGAAACGGTCTTTGCGCATGATCGAACGGAAAATGCTGTTGACTTGGCAGAACGTGAGGCGGAAATGTTTGGTCGCTGAGAACTGAAACAGAACGTCATGGACTAGCGATGCGTGGACGTTGCTAGCTGTGTCGGGCGTGCCGATCCAGATTCCTAGAACTTTGCGTTTGGGACTGCACCCGTTCCAAGCGTAGTCAGGTGAGATGTATAAAATGCCTTCCTCGATCGTCGCCCAGACTCTGCCGCTGCTATCGCAGAATGCCGCATTGCGGTGGAAGAATTGGAGGGGTGTCGCGATGATGCGTTTCGTCACAAAGCGATAAACTTTGCTGTCAGTCGTGCGAGCGTAGTCTGCGCCGAGGTAGATCATTTTTTTGTAAGTTATGCGTTTGTCTGCAAAATCCAATCTTGCAAGCGTTTGACGACATCAATTGCGGTGTGACCGTCCCACTCTTTACCTTTGTCAAGTATCGCGCATTTTGTCGCCTTTGCAATTTCCATCATTGCATCTGGCACGTGATAAGTGACCGTTCCAGTCGGCAAATCCATACCAGCGATAAACCAGCCATCCCATTCGCTTTCGTCGTGATGCTTTTTACTCACCCAAGAAATTGACGGATTGCTTGCCATCAAAGCAAGAAAAAGCGTGCATCTGTGGTCGTATAGTTCGTTAAAGGTGTGGTATCCATCAGATACTTCCCCCATGTTTTTTAGATCGTCTATCATTTCATTTATCTTTAGATTGAATTGTTCTCCAGAAGCACCCGTGAGCACCACATCCTCCACTTAGTCGCGTGACATCTTTTTCAAGTGCTTGGATGCGATACATGAGCAATGAGTAAATCAGCTTTCCCAATGCGCCCACGATGCCGCAGAGCGAGAGAAAACCCGTTAATGCCCAGCCGATTGGAATTGTGAAAGTTGCGTCATTCATCGGTTAGACTAGTTCTGTAAGGGTTAGGTAAGTGAAAGTTCGGCAAGTTGTCGTGTTAGCATGGGCGGTGTTTTGCGCGAATTGCAGCTCAACTGTTCCCGTCACTGTCACGGTGATAAATCCAACCAATTCCGCAAGCGTTGCCGTTTCTGCAAGTCCAAGGTTAAGGTTGGATGATACCTCAACGGGAGTATATGAAGTCGATCTTTTGCGAGTCATGCGGATAAATGTCGATGCTGGAAAAGTTAGCCCGTGTCTCGTGCCTGTTAGCACTGTCCCGTCAATCGCGATTTGAGCATAAACCGCGTAACTTTTGCCAGCGACAACTGACAAGGATGCAACGGTTTGCAATGTCGTTGTATTGGTGACGCTTGTGTTACTTGCCAATGCCGAAATGCGAGTGCCAACGCCAAGTGCAGTTCGATGCGCTGCCGCTGCCCCTGTGCCGTAGGTGTATGATGTGGTGTTGAATGTGGTCTCACCCTGAATCGTCCCTGCTGTCAGCTTGTCGGGCTCGCCGTTTGTGTTTCCTGTCAGGGCAAGCGTTCCGCTCGCGTTTGGAAGCAAGAATGATCTTTCACCCGTTATATTTGTCGGGATAAACGAATACGATCTTTCGCCATACGTGTCTGATTCGCTATACCACTGAATAGCTGGTCCATTGTCAAAAAGACGCAATTGACCCGCTTCGGTATTTGATTGACCGATCACAACAGATTTTTCAGCTGTGAATGAATATGCTGAAATAACGGGATAAGTAGTGTCCGTATACTTAACTATTTTTCCAAGTGTCGGGATGCTTGTTGCGTCTGTGATGTCTGCGCTTGCGATTGCGCCTGTCGTCGAAGCAACTAGCGCAAGATTGCCTGATGCGTTAGGAAACGCAATGCTTCTCGCATCGGTAGCCGCTTGACCGCTGAGTATTACAACCCCACCTGAGTTCGTGCTTGCTAAAGAGATAGAGCCGTTGGGGAAAATTTCCAATGATGCTACGTCTAAATTTGCCGTGCCGTCCGATGTCGTTGCGCTTGTTACAGCATTAACCGCTGCTGCGATTGATCCGAAGAGTATCGAATGGTTGTTTGTAAATGCTGCCCCTGCCGATGATACCAAAGTCACTGGAAAAGTATAGTATGCCGTCGATGTGTTGGCACCCGTTACCGTTGGAGTTCCATTGATTTCCCAGACTTGATTCTGCGAGCTGTCGTCTCGGTTTTGAATGAAGATTTTCTGACCCTCAAGAAAGAATGACAGCAAAAGCTCGATGTCGGTTCCTTCATCGTCGAGATGCGAAACGAGAATTGCCGTTGCGCTAGTTTGCGTAGCGTTGTTCCACAGCAAGTGACCGTTGGTCGGATAACCGCTCGTCGCATTGGTCTTGGCTCTGTATCGCCATGCCGTCGATGATCCACCGCTAGCACCTGCTGCGCCTGTGTCGCCCCTTGGGATTGTGAAATTGAATACCGCCGCTGATGTCGTGCCGCTGTTGGTAACGCTTGCATTTGTCCCAGCTGCGCCTGTGGTTGTTGTGCCGACTGCTACGGTTGCTGCATTGCCAGTTGGAGCAACGACTTTGATGACAACGGTTTCATCAGCTTCGGTTTCGATTGTGACGTTCTCCTCAATCGTAGTGACTTCTAAAATTACTTCTTCTGACATGTCTTAATCTCTGGTTGTGTTTATGATTACCGTCATCCCACCTTCGAAATATGTCCTGCGAGTAGGGACTCCATCCTTTACCATTGTCACCCTGACTGAATAGACGTAGTAACTTGGTTCAAGATTAAATTGTTCAATTCTGTCTATGCGAAATTGTCGGGTTGCAGGATTGAGAATAGTTATCCCGCTTCCCGATTTTAGCTCCAATTCTTTATCGCATGAGTTCGCGCTGCCTTTTCTGAAATCCATTTCAACATACGTCAAGTCTCCGTAGTCTTCTGTTTCACTGAGATCAACGCGAAAAGTCTTAGCCTTGAACGTGTCGCCCTGCTTTATATTTTGGAAGTTGTATATTGCGGTCGTGATAGCCATGTTCTTTGCGCTTTTGTGTAGTTGATACGCCTTGTGTCAACATAATTTTTATCATGTCAATTTATTTGTTGCATTAGCCGCTAACGACTGCACCAACAGCACCTGGAGCCGCTTCTGTTCCTGGGACGTTGCCGCCGTAATCAACTGCGCTAACAAGTATTCCATCTTCAAAAGTTACAGCATAAACAAGATCGCCGTTTCCGAGCATTGCGGAGATAGTTCCCCACCATCCAGTTGCATCAATTTTTGTAAGGTCGGTAACTAGCCCATCCTTCACTGTGATTGATACTTTATGAGCATCGGAAACTTCTTCGTCATATGAATTTCCGCGCACCAATATTGCACCGTCTTGATTGCTTACATGCACCTCAGCATCGGTGCCAAGGTCAACTATTCGACGAAATCTGATACTATCCGCTGGTGGAGTTCCGACCTCATCGTCTTTGATGACTGGTTCACCTTCTCCGTCAAGTTGCAAAAGAGTTCGTAATTGCACCTTGTCACTAGCGTCATCGTAAGTTTTCCCGATGCGGTAAATTGTGCCAGCTTCCTCAACTTCCAGATTCTCCATGCCGACCCGCTCATCGTAGTGATCAACGTTGTCGCCCGCGCCGTAAAGTTTAAGCTTTGGCTTACTGTCCACAATTTCAAATACAGCAATCTTGTAATTATGCGTTCCAGCGTTGCCGCCAAAATCGAAAACCTCGGGGCGGAAATGCTCGCCTTCTAGTTCATCCTCGGCAACTAAAACAACTGGTTCTTCTTCGATAGTGCCATCCTCTTGCACTTGCACTTGCACATAAATCGCCTGCCCGTCTGTAATGTCGTGATAAATCGGGTTGTCGTCATCATCGACTAAGCCTGTCGGAAAATGATAAATCAAAGCTTGCCCATCGGGGATTCTGCGTTCAATTACATAGCCTTTAGCCAATGCAATTTCATAAGCTTGCGGGTCATCTTTTTTGCCTCGTAGCTTTGGCATAAATGGCGAATCGGGAGCGCGGTAAAATGATCCTATATGCGTGTCCCGTCCTTGGCGAGAAAGCCGTTTCACTTGCGCTGCCAACTGCTGAATGTCTTTAGCTTTGACTCTATCGCCGCGCTTTGGTGCTTGCGGGTTTGTTGGTAAGTTTGTCTTGTTTCCCATATCAATCGTAAAGTATATTGTTATCCTCAGTATCGTCAATCACCGTCCATTTTCGTGTATAAGTAACTGGATTGTCACTACTTCTAGTTTCGCTTGCTCCTGATAAAATCCAAACTTTGCCGCTTGGTGTCGGTGGAGAGTTCGGTGGAGAATCAATCTTGCCAAGATCGGCAACTTTGGAATTGGATAAACCACCTTGATCGGTTTTTGTCTCGGTGTATTCTGGCACGGGTTCAAGGTATGTTTTCACACCCCTGCGGAAAATCATATCAAACCATTTGATCGGATTTGGATCGGTGATGATTGTAATTTCGTCAGCCGAAAAGTTGTCAATGATTCGAGGGTTTTGAGCCTCTAAGTTTTCGCATCTTGCCGTTTCATTGAAGCACCGAACGATTGCGGCAGCGTCATCAGGTGTTGACAATGACATCTCAATAAACTTTGGATGCTCAACAATGGGACGCTCTGCAATGTCCACAGAATACTCATAAACCGTCTCGCGCTCTGTTTGCCCCTCGGTGCCTTCCTGCCAGCCGACAAAGGAAACAGTAATCGAATCCATGCCTCCAGGTTGCTCTTGGTATTCGTGATCCTCAATAATTAGAGGCGCGAAATAATCCTGCACTTCTGGGTAGATATTAGGTATCGTTACACCTTTTTGGAAATACTCGGCAACGCTTCCATAGTCACCGCGTTTGATTTGGTAACTCTGCGTTGCTGTCCATTTGCCAGTCCCGTCTTTCTTTGCGCGAAAGTTTGGATTGGCGATGATTTGAGTGTTTGCGATTCCGATGATTGTTGCGCTCATGCGTAAGTTCCGTTGGTTCGTTCAATGCTTGCTAGGTAGCCGTTAGATTTCTGCATCTCATGCAAAAGTTGGGATGTCGATGTGTCCTTGCTGCCGCCGAATGGGTTGCTCACAGACGAAAGAAATGGCAATGATCCTTTTATCGAATCCTTAAATCCTTCGCCGAACGCATCGCCAAGTGACTTAATCGCGTTGCGAATCGTGTCCATAAACGCGCTTTCGTTAAAGACCTCTAGAGCTTTGGCAAATTCAGCTTTGAGAACTGCTCCCACTTTTGCAAACTCTCTGAAATTCATCAAATCATCAAGTGTATCAAATAAAGCTTTCATGTATTCTCCGTTGCCTCCGAATAATTCAAAACCAGCAAGGTTCAAACTGCGCCATAAGTATTTCAATCGGCTAACCTGATCGGAAAAAGATCCAAGTTTACCAGCTGAGTTTTCAACGTTCTTAGCAAAAGCCGCAACGTCTGCTCCCATCTCGGTAGCCATGACATCAGCATTTTTGAAAAGTCGGATTGCTTGCATTCCCATCTTTGCCCCAAAAATCTTTTCGGTAATGTCACTAAGTTCCCCGATGCTGCCTTGATATTGGGAGAGTGATTGCATTACGGTTTTGAATTGGTCAATTGGCTTCATTTTTGCCAACTCTGCCGCGCTCAATCCAATCTTGAAAAAGGTATCCTGCAGCTCTGTCCCGCCGTGTGTGGCATCATACATGTTGTCAGCAAGTGTCGATAGCATCCGACCTGCGTCAACTTGCGCTCCTGCAAGTTCCAACGCTCGATTTAAGCGAATGATTTCCGAAACGGTGCTGCCAGTTTGCAATGCAACGTCCTCTGCCGCTCCGGCAAAGTCCGCAAGCTCATTCGTGCCAGTTGCCGCCTTGATGATGATGCTTTCCAGCGTCTGCGCTGCCATCATGCCGCCAACTAATGCCGCGCCTCTCCCCATGGTTCTACCGATTGCGGAAAATCCATTCTTAAGACCAGCAAAACCACGTTTTACTTCCTCGCCGTCAAATCCTACTTTTACTGTTGTGCCGATAGCCATTGCTCTAAGTTCCTTTCGAGTTGTTCTAGTTTGTCGTTGGTTTTCTTATCTTCGACCGTTACCGAGTAGCGCAACGTGTGCCCGTTTTTGATGCTCTCGCAATAAAGTAATTGCAGCACTCTTACAAAATCCATTTCCCATAAAATAACATCTATTGGGATGCCATGCCGCAACGCGAAGTATTCTAGCTGAGCGATTAAGCATGGCGAATCTCCTTTCCCGTTGCCTCGCTTTCCATTTTGGCTATCTCAATAAGCGATATTGCAGAAACAACCTTAGCAATGACATCCTCTAGTTCATCCGCATGATCCATTGCGAAGTCTGACAAGATCAAATCACGTTCGCTTTTATGCTTGCGCGTGTATTCTTTGAACTCATCTTTAGCTAATGACATAGCGAAAACCACTTCAATCATTGAACTTAATTCATCTGGGTCTTCTGATTTTACAAAACAAGAATTTCCAATCAATCTAAGTTTTAATATATGACCAGCCGTTAGGTTTCGCAATGGTTTTCCTGCTAGTGTAATTTCACCTAGCCATGCGCCTGATAGTTTGTTTTCTCTTTCGCTCATATCTTTTATCCGTTAAGTCTGCTTGCAAGTTCGCGCTTTTGATTCTGTGACAGTTTCACGTCGATCATCGTGCTTGCCTTGCCATTGGTCATGTAAACGCTTTGGACGGCGATTCTGTGCAAATGCAATAGCTCCTTGCGGTTCATTGCAAACGCCAAGCAATAGCTTTCGGCATTGTTGGGAAACTTTGCAATATGCCTCCCCGCATCCTCAAATGTTGCGATGTGTTTTAAATCGTAGGTGTCAATCGCATGAGCAAGCCAATCGTGCGGCGTAAATCCTTTTTGCGAGGTCTTGACGAATGCTGACAAGTGATGCAACGGGTGAGCCGCTGGCAATGTGTCCATGCGTGACCATGCGCGCGACATAGCAATCGAATCGTGCTTGCCGTCGAGGCTGTGAGGCTCAAAATAGTAGCGAGAATAAACCGTGCCGTTTTCGTGCGAAATGATCTTGCAAGGAACGTCTTGAGCGTTCGGGATTCCGATGCTCATGAGCGATGTCGCAAGGTTGATGTCACCTGTTCCGAATTTCTCCATTTTCTTTATTTTCTTAATTGGAGCGAATTCAAAATCATGTCCAGCAATTCTCGCTGATCGTTTTTTTGCTCTGATTCGGTGATTATGCAAAATGAAATAACAAAAAGCTTCGTCAATCCATTGTATAATAACTGCTCGTCATCGCTCATTTCTGCTATTTGATTATGGCGTAAATCAAGCCATATTTTTACAGCAGATTCTGGCGGTTCACAAAAAAATGATTTGTCTCCGCTGATTTGTTTTACTCCTGATTCAGTTTCCATTTTATTTTTCTTAGTTTGAGTTGTTAGGACGATTTACCGATTGCAACGATTGTCAGATTTGTCCCTGCCGATGTCGCTGTGATGACTAAATCAGCAGTCAACATGCTGCCAGTAATGCCGCTTGTATTCCAGATTTTGCAAGGTAGCGTCAAAACCTGAGTGCCGTTCGTTGCCGATGCACTGCCGCTTGTAACGTTGATTTCAAGCGCGTAGATGCGAGCCATGGATGGCAGTGTCACGCCTTCAAAGTCTTTTCCGTCTCCGTCTAATACTTGCACTCCTGAACTGACAACTCCAGCGGTTGTGTCGGCACTTGTTGGCGCGGCTGTAATACCTAAGCCGCTTGGGATTGCTATGTTAAGCGTTCCATCGTTGGCTAGGTAGTTGCCGTTTGCATCTGCTTTTACTGTCAGCACAATATCGGCACCCGAGCTTGTAACAGAGTATTTAGCGGCGATTGCAGCATTTGCGTTTAGCCCCGATGCAAGTGCGCTTGCAACTAGCGTGGCGGTGTTGGCTGATGTTGTCAGCGGGATTGTTACAGCGAGCGGCGATCCCGTTAAAGTTGATCCCGTTACGGTAACAATGCAGTTGCCGCTCGATGTTGCCCCAGCGGCAGCAACTACTGTAGCAGTTTCAACTTGTGCAACTCCTGCGACAAATGCCGCGCTGCCAGTGCAAACGCCTGTTTGGACATCTAGCATAGCCGTGGTGCTTGATGTTGTAAGTCTTGCGCTGATTGCATAGCCAATATCGGCAGTTGCAAACGATTGCTGCGCGGCAGAAGTTCCGACTGTGACTCTGCCAGTTGTCAGCGATGATGCGGGACTAGCGGTAAAGCTCGTCCCATTGTTCGTTAGTGCCGATGCGATAATCATAAGTTTTATTAGCTAGCTGTTGAGACTACTGTTGCGTCGATGCTTGGTTTATAAACACAAGTCAAATCACCCATCTCAAATCCTGTGTTGCTACGCTTCAATGACGCTTGCAAAACGATGACGCTGGCATTTGCTACGGGTGTGATTTTGAGCAGGTCAGTAGTAACCGTCAGCGAGTCCGCTGATGTATTGGCAAGCGTTACCGTGTCAGCAATGCCGACAACTAAGCCTGCGCCTTTTACAGCGACCACGCCGTCAACTGTTACGTCGATTGACTCGTTGTAAATGCTCATGCCAACATCCTGTCCTACATGGTTAGGAGCGTAAGCTACTTCGCTGTTGCCGTTGTAATTGATGTTTGCCGCAAAAAGACCCGTTGAGGATGCTTCTGATGCGATGCCGAATTTTGCCGTTCCAAAAACTGTTGCGCTCATATTTTTATTAGTTAGATTTTGCACCCTGTGAGGGTGAAGGATATTTGTGAAATTGTGGTGTCGTTGTCTGCCGATGTTTCGAGTTCAAAGTCTCTCACATCGAAAATTCTTGTTAGCGTGTTGTCAGCCTCTGACCATGCAAGCAATGCAGTTACATCGCCAAGCAAATCGTAAAATTGATCCTCTAGCTCGTCCTTGTCGGCTAGTGCTGTGCCGCCGTTTACCCTTGGCACCGTGCCAAGTTGTGCCGCAATGCTGAAATCAAAAACACCTCGCAAAACCTCATGCTCTTTACTGCCAGTGATTGTGAGCTTGATTGCGGGAGGCTCGATAACACTTTGATCCCCGTCAATAAAAACATCCAAATCAGCAAGATCACCGATTGCGTTATCGGCGATGTAGTTTTTGAGTGATTTCAGAATGAGTGTCGAGGTCATGCCGCTTTCTGTTTTTTGAATTTAGCCGTTGCCGCTTTGTCATACCATTTGAGGATGTTTAGCAATGCACGTTTCAACACCTGAGTCTTGCGCGATTGCGGCAAAATCTGAGGGTCTGCGCTATGCTTCACCGTGTTATTCAATTCCGCTTTTGGCGAAAAAACACTGCGCTTGGTTGTTGCGTTTCCAAGGTTCGCAAACTTCTGAGCGTGGGGAAGAAAGTTTTTCCCGATGTTGACTTTTTGCGTGCCGCTTTGCTTGCTCGATAGCTGATTGCCAGAACCAAACCATGCGCCTTTTGCCATGCCCGCGTTATCACGCTTTGGCTTTAATGCCTCTTGCAAAATTGCGGGCGTAACGGTTTTTCTTTGCTCAATCGGCAGCTTCACAGTTCTACGCCGTCCACGGGTTCTATGTTGTTCAATCCATTCGTAGCACGCTTGCGGAGTTTTTAGCGATGGTCGAGATTCAACCATGCGGCAAACGTTCATTGCATCAAGATAGATTGCTTTGTTCTGAATGTCCTTCGTTTTTTTGCCCTTGCCAAACGCTTGAGTTGCCCCTGCAAGCTCGCGTGCAATCTGAACTCCCCACCGATACAAAGCTTGCTCTGATGACTCGCCAAACGACTTACTAGCCACAGCAAGGCTGCGCTCTAGTTGTCGATTATCGGTCTTCATAGTTAGCTTCATGCTCGGGTGATTGATTCCAATTTGAGAGTTACAAAAGATCGTCCTGAAACAATGTCTGTTAATCGAAAGCTGCGACTGCGAGATGATACCGATGATCCGATATAACTCTTGATCGCGGCCGTGTAAGCCGTTGTAAACTCGGTCGTTTCAACGACTGCTTGAAAACTAGCAATCGGTGAAAAGCCCGTATCTTCGTAGCTTTGAGAGTCGGCAATTTCATTCAATACCGCGCTAACAGATGCGCCACCGTTAATGGTGATGGTTTCCCCGCCAATCGTGGTGCGAGCGGATAGGAAAGCTTTTTTTGCAAATTCTGTTAGCGCGGACATTTTGAAAAACCACCCCGCCATTTCCGACGGGATGGATGCTATGAATTACTACCGAAAAGATTAACCAAGGAGCAGTGCGGAATGCGCTGGTTTTGCCACTTTCCAACCCCAAAGGGCGTGGATGCGGTAAAGAACCATGCCGTCACCTGGATACACGCGAAGGTCAAAGCTGATACCAGTGCGAGGGTCGGTGATGATCTCGTTGTCAATTGCCAAATCACCAGCGGATGGGAAGATTGGCAAGCGAGTAGCAAGCACAATTGCATCGCTGGAGAAAGCGAGGTTGCGTGAGCTTGTGGCGTTTACAGTGATTGCTGCGTTATCTGCAACTGCGGTGACAAGGCCTGGAGCGTTGATGGTGAAGCTGCCGCCAGAAAGAGCGGTTGCTACAACATATTTGTTGTTAGCGATAGTCACAATGTCACCTGCAAGGATTGTGCCAGTTCCAGTGTCAACTGCAATTGTGGTTGCTCCGATTGCGTAACCTCCGCCGTTGTTGATAAGGTAGCTTGCGCCACTGCCAGCGGTTGCATCGTTGATTTGAGCTGACTCACGAACGGAGAAGCCGTGAAGGTTAAGCAATTCGCCATCGCGTAAAGTCATGGAAGTGCCAGACTCGTTTGCTTTGGTAAGTTGTCCAAGTGTGCGCAATGCAGCACCTGCGGAGGTGTTGATTACGAGCGAACGAGCGGACGAAGGCGCACCGTTGTCGTCAAGAATCTTGCGAACTTGAGCGGAGTCACCAAGCGTGGAGGCAAATGGGGTTGTGCCAGCCGTGCCGAAAGCGCGAGATGCGCCTTGTGCGAGAGCGTCACAAACATCGTTTTCCATTTCGTTGACAAGAACGCGGAAAGCTTGTGCGATTTGACCTTGTTGGATTGTCAAAAATCCTGGGCCTTGGTCAACGCTGTATTGCTCTTCACCAGTCCACGAAAACGCGGCGTATTTGTTTTTGGTGAGAGTCAAAGCGGCGTTGCCAATCGTTTGATCTACTGCCGATGGAACTGCCATCGACGGGGTAAACGAACTAGTCGTATTAGTCGGGGTTTGTGCAATGCGCAAGGTTTGGTTAGAAGCCAAACGGTCAGCGCGTGCATCGCGAGTAACTCCTGGCAATGCGCCTACAAGTTCGCGGCTTACTACGTCCAAAGCGGCGTAGACATCGGGGATTAGGTTGGATAGTGTATTAGCCATAATCAGTATTCAGTTGTTGTCCCGCCATTAGCGCGGAACTCTTGTTTTTGTTGATCTGTTAGTTGGTTGAGTTCTGAAACGCTCATAACAAGCACTTCGGAAATTGTTTGCGCTTCCACGGTTTCATACGCTTCGGCTTGGTTAGAATCTTTTCTTGGTCGTCCCATAAAAGTTAGATGATTTTGCCGCCAGCTTTGCTGAATTCAGACTTTTGACGCGGGGTCATTGCGTTGAACTCTTGGCGAGTCTTGGTGTTGCTTGTGCTTTCTTCTTCAATCACAACTGGTGCTTCGTGACCGTTTTGAGAAAGTAGCGCAATGGCTTTTTGCTCTGCGCTAGCCTCGGCAGTTTGCACTTCAGCTTGCAAGGTTTCGATCTGCGATTGTGCTTGCGTTAAGCTTTCTGCTGATGCGTCACGCTCTGCGGTGAGAGTTGCAACCTGTGCTTGCAAGTCAACGATAGATTGCGCTTGTGTTGCGACCGTATCGCGTTCTGCGGTTAGTTCGGCTTGTGCGGCGGATAGATCATTCGATAGCGAATTGATTTGCTCCTGCGCAAGCTCTAAGTCTTTTTTGTTTGCGAAAATGCTCATGTCGAGTTCGATTTTTGATTGATTTGCGTTACGTCAAGAATTATTTTCAGATAATTTCATCTGCTAAGCCTAGGTCGATTGCTTTTTGTCCAGAATACCAGCCTGCGCGGAAAACTTCTTCATCAAGATCGGGTCTGCGTTCTGAAACAAACGCTTGGAATGTTTCTCCGTGCTGATTTGCGGACTCTTGCAAGAAAGCTAGCTGCTCTGCGTTCGGCTCAAGATGGAAAGTCGATTTAAGCGTTGCACCTTCGTTGGTGATTGCTTTTGCCTCAACTCCGATATTGCGCTCGTATTGAGTCCAGTCATACCAAGTCATGATCGTGCCGATATTGCCAATTTGAGCCGTTTCGGAAATCACAATGCGATTGGTTGCACTTGCCAGCATGTAGGCGGCGGAACAAGCGCAGGAAGTTACCGTTGCGGCAGTTGGCACGGAAAGCGATGCTATGTAACGCGAAAGCTCGATGGCTCCGTTCACGCTTCCACCGCCGCTATTGATTGAAAAGTTGATTGCTTGCGCTCCGTTTTCTAGCAAATCCTCAACCTCATTTTTGATTGAATCATAGCTTGTGACAATGCCGATCTTTTCGTAAACTGCTGGAACGCCATTTGTCAGCATTCCCTGAATAGATACCGTGCCGATTCCGTTTTCGATAGACGCTGCGGGTCGGAGATTGAAAAAATCCTCATACTCGATATCGTCGAGGCTAGCGTTCATCGCTGCGTGTAGCTGTGAAGCATCGCACGCATAAAAGCGTTGCATTGCTAGGTGATTATGCAGTTGGTTCTTCATTTGGTGTAGATTGTTGTTGGCTCATTTCGTTTGGCGTGAGCATCACCATTTCGCGATCCTCAATAACCACGTTGTATTTTTGTGCTATTTGAGCGGCGATGACTTTGCGTTGCGCGATTTCCTCGGCACGCTCGGTGTAATGCTCTGTCAGCGTTGTCCCTTGTGCTTCCAGAATGTCGCCAAGGTTAGTAGTTCCAAGTTTGAATCCCTCACGCATCATTTGCGCTTCTCTGCCGTCATCCACGGTCAAACGCGGAGGCATAGTAAACGACCATGAAAACGGCGCGGCAACTTGTGTGATTTTACCGTTGGCAGCTAGCACTGCATAAGCGTATTCCAGCTTGCGTTTGGCAATATATTTCAGCACCTTTTGGCGTGCCAAGATTGCCCTACGAGCGCGTTCTACTTCTGCGCGTTCTGCCGTGCCTTGTCCCGCTGGCTTCCATGTCATCGAATAACTCCAGCCGATTCCGATTAAGCTCATGCGAATCATGCGATCATGGAATGACTCCCAAATTTCTCCAGGGTTTTCGTGCTTGATTGTCTCAATTTTGCTGCCGCTTCCCGCCACAAAGTAACGGTTTGTTCCTGGCTGAACTCGCTCAAAAGTGATTCCGCTCTCGTTATTGCAAAGCATGTCAGTGTTTGCTGGATCGTCCAAATCAGCACCACCAATTTCGTTGTGTTCGACAAGTCCAATGCTTGAAACGATCATTTGACGGATGCGCTCGTATTCGGTTGATTGCAAACAATGTTTGAGATCCTCTAATGCGTGCGTAAAGCTTGGCAATCCACGTCCTTGCTCTTGCCATTCGGGATTAAAGCCGTGAATGATTTTGTAAGCTGGGAAATCTTCGTATGATGTTGATTCTGTTCCCGTGCTGATACGGTATGCAATCGGTCTCCCTGCTTTGTTGTAAATTACGCCATCGCGGATGACTGCGCCTTTGTAGGTTCCGTCTTTTAGCTCCTGACCATCTGCCGCGCCTTTGCTCCAGCATTGATGGTAAGGGATGCTTTGAAACTGTGGAAACGTCCCGCTTGAATCGTAAGTCAAAAGCGTAAAGTCGCCGCCGTCTCGATCCATGGCGATGGATGTCAAACGCAAATCAGTCTGCCAATCATACATGCCGCCTCGGATGTCGCTGTTTGGATATAAAACGTTGATCAGGTATTGAGTGGCAGCATTGCCAGCATCACGATCCGCGCCAGTATAAGTAGGAAGCCAAGCCTCGCCTACGCTGTAATCAGCTTTCTGATTGATTGCCGCGCGTGGCACTCCCATGTTTGTGTATAAACGCCGTGACAATGCCGCCAAGGTTCTGCGGTCATTCATCGGGATTAGTTTGTCAATATCGCCATCACGATTCTCATATTGAGGCGAGCGGCGAACGTCACGCGTGGCAGCGTGCGCAAATTTTACAGTTTGTCCGTATTGGTCAACGATCATTGGAAAAATACACGGGTTCGAGTTGTCGAATAAAAGCCGTTGTCATAATGCCAAACGACCCGTTCCAGCAATGCTAGCCTGTCAGCTTTTGAAATAGTCGTTGACTGTGAGAAGGTTTGACCGTTCACCGTTGCGCTAGTTAGCTCTTTGCCAGCGTCCGCTGATGTGGCAATCTCCAGCGCAATCGTGGCGTATTCGTCACGGATGGTTTGCATGGCTGTCGCGTTTGTTCGCGTAGCCTTTGCCACCGTTAATGCTAGCCGAGCAAGATTCATGCGCGTATTGCGCGATTGATTCTCCTTGCGTCAAGTATTTTTTTCAGCGTATTTCATTCGTAATCGCGAACGGAAATAAATCTTGCGTGCCGTGGGATGCCGTTTTCGGTCAATCCGTTGTATTTGAATGTCACGCTATCACCAACTTTTATGGTATGCGCTTTGACTTTTACGATGATTCCTTGCCATTGCAGATGAGCCGCGCCGTCAATTATGGCGATACACTTACCCTCATCCGTGGCGTGGTCTTTCATTTTGAGAAGCAAATCCGTTCTGCCGTGCCTGTATTCTGCGGATGGTTGGCGCAACATTAGACCTTCGCCACCTTTGGATTTGACAGAATCAAACAACTGCTTCAAATGTTTTTCATCTTTAATTTTGACATGCTCCAAAATTACAATGTGAGGCGAAACAATTGATTTCATCATTTCGATGCGCTGAAACAAATTGCCTTTTGTGCTTGGTAAATCAAAAATGCAAAGGCGCAATTCGTGCCAATGTTGATCGTTGGCTTTGTTTATTTTGACTACGTTTGCAGCAAATTGAAAGCGTCCGCGCTCTGCCCAAAGTTCGCAATCTAGCGCATATTTTGGAAGCGCGGAAACAAACCAATCAGGAGCATTGATTATACGAAAATTCTTTGTGTAAAGCTTTTCGCCATCCCAAATAGCGCGAACCCCATCAAGCTTTTCAGACGCAAAAAATCCTTTTACATCTTCGCCTTGGTATTCTCTTGCTAACATTACTTTCATTTTTGGGAGTGTGTTCGCCGTTATGTTGCTTGATTTTTGCAAAAAGTCAATTTTTTTAGCGTATTTTATTCTCCTTTGAATACACCCCGAACATAAGCAACTGCTACGTTGTAATAAAGACAGTCCCACAAGTGGTTGTTACGATTCAGGGTTTTCCAGAACTGCGTAACGTTGCCTTTTGCGTCTGTCGTTTCGGCTCTGACCTCTGCCTTTAGGTGATTGCGGAAGTTGTCACTGACATCAATCGGCAGCTCAATTCTGCCAGCGTTGAGCAATCCATCGGTGTCGTCTTTGAATCGTTTCGATGAGACGAAGAAGTAGCGAACGATCTGCTTGCTCTTAGTCATCATGCGCCCATATTTCGAGTAAGCCTTGGCAACTTGCTTCCCGTCCTGCGTCTGGTGAGTGAACTCTAGCTTGTCACTTCCACGAATGCCAGTCCAGCCGTTGCGCTCAATCATAGCAAGAACATCGAGGTTCTCCGTGTCCCATGAGATGTCAACAAAGACGTTACTAGCTGCGATACCAGCTTTGTCTTGCACCGCTTTTAGTTTCGCCTCGCTGTCGATATAACCTTCGGAAAGCACCTTGCATTTCGCGTATTTAGTCCATGCCGCCGCAATATGCCAGTAATGCCCCTTGCCGCAGTCAATAGTCATGTAGCGACCATGCTCGTTTTCGATTGTCATTGCGCTTAGTTCCTCTTTCGAGAAGTCACCGATGGCTATTTCCTTTTTGTCTGGCACAAAGTTCTCATCCCAAAACTCTGCAAAGTCTTTTTGTCTCAACTGCTTCCACGGCTCAATCCGTCCGTTGTTGAGTTGATCCTTTGCGTCGAGAATTCTGCCGACGACCTCGCTATATGACACCCACCACATAGTAAGTCGCGTCACCCCGTGGATGTAAACCATGCGCGGATTACTGCCGATGCGCTCTAAAATGTAGGTGCTGGAGTCACACAAAGCCCGTCGATCCTGAATACTGTCTTTGTGAACGTGTCCGCAATTCGGGCATTGAATCCGTGCCGTGTCGCACGTTGCTTGCCGATCAAGTTCGCCGTCTTTTTTTACAATGTCATACTTCAAGTTGGCATCGCTCCAATCGTGGTAGTTTCCGCATCCTTGGCATGCCCACTTGTAAATGTATTCCGTGGCAATCTCGCGTTTCCTAAATCCTTCCTTGTGCTTGTAACCTCCCTGCGAGACAAAGAACGCTTTTCGATTCCATCGCTCATGATGCCGAGCCAATGCTTCTTTTATCAGCCCGTCATCCCATCGCCAATCCTCGTCGCCAAAAACGTAGCGCACCGAGACTTCTTGGAAGTTAGTGAGGTTCGCGCCTACGAATTGCATCGCCATATGCGGCCATATGATCTCGGTTTTTCGTGAGCTGTGCCGATCCTCTGGCCACAAGGTTTCCAGCGATTTGCATTTTTTCAATGCTGGCAACAATCGAGACTCAGCCCAAAACTTGGCTTTATCATTGGCTTGTGATGCGTAAAGCAAATTGCCCGCATCCTCGCTGACAATGTAGCAAAACAAAGCCTCTGCCATGGTTGATTTGCCGCTGCCAGTTGGCATGGTAACATAGACCTCTTGCACGTCATGGTTGCGAATTTGCTCCATGGGAAAACGCCACCAAGGGAACTGGTCAATATCAAATTTCGATGAACGCTCTGAGCCGACAATGTGGACGTTTTGAGCGCACCAATCGGCAACTTGTAAATCTGATGGCGGTCGCACCGCTCGGCAAAAGGCATCACTCATTTTCCATTGCTGCTTTTAGTTTTTCCCTACGTTCCCAAAACTCGCTTTGCTGGTCAGCGAGCATTTCCAGAAAGTCACGATCTCGCTCATCAAGGATTGCCGCAATCTGATTTGCGCTGAGTCCCTCCAAAATAGGCGGCAACTCGGATCTGCGCTTCATAGTTGCCGCTCTGACTGCCGCGCCAATCTTGGCATCTCGCGTGTCGATTTCTGCAATCCTGACAACTTCCATTTTTTCCTCAGCAAGCTTCAACTCTGCTAGTCCCGCCTGCGCTGCTTCTTTTCTGGCTTTTGATTCGTCAATGTCTGGAACTCCCTCAAAGCTAATAACGTCCTTTTGTTTGTCTCGCAATTTTTTAACATAAGCACGCATTGACGCAATGGCATCATACTTGCTTCCAACTGGCACAAGAACGCAATCGTTTTTGAGTTGCGTAATTCTACCCGCTGTTACGTCTAGCGCTTCGGTCATTTGACGAGCAGTAAATAATGGAGTTTTTTTATCAACTACTTCATCTTGCTTATTTTCAGCAATCGCTTTTTGCTCCTGAGCTGTCAGCACCTTGCCTGCCTTTACCTTTTTTAGGATGTTGGCAATGTTTGCGCTTTGTATTTTTTGCGCCATTTCTGGCGTGATGACGTTTTTTTCACTCATAGGTCATCAGATTGGAGCGCGGAGGTCAGACTTGCACTGCCCTCTCCCTGCTGGATGCAAGGCGCATCGACTGCGATGCTTTCCGCGCGTTTTGGTTTGCCGAGATACATTCCCGCGCCGCGACGCTCAATTTCACTAAACGGTAAAATCGGTACTGTCAAGCGGGATTTTGCTGCGGGGTTCAAAAAGTAGATGTAGCGGAGTTGGAAGCCGGGGAGTGGTTTCCATCCAGCGTCTGAGAATTGCTTCATGGATGCACCGCCCGTTTCTTTTGATCCCATTTCAGCGGCTAGTTCTCGACGTATGTTTCCTCCGCCGTTTTTGCCCTTCATGGTCATAGATGAGCGTGAGACAACTTTGCGAGCTTGCGCTTGTTCTTGCTTACTTCTCCCGTCGGTTAGCGACATTCGGGAAAATTTTTCACCGGATGGAGCTTCCCATATCTGCGTGTTCTCTTTGATCCCAGTCAGCACAAACCCGCTTGCTCTGTAAATCGTTCCGTCTCCGCATTGTGTGCCGTCGGCAAAGCTCACCACCCATTCAATATGAGGATACGTCTTTCGAATCAATCGCATCGCCACAGCAATCGCCCTGCTTTCGGAATTACGAGGAAGCCAGTCCGCAAACGCCATGCGGTTTAGTTCCAAGAATCCGTTCCATCCCGTATTTTCAACTAGACCTTGAATTTTACGCTTGTCGAGCGACGGCCCGAACTGCATTGCGCCGCCGCATTTTCCATCAAGAAAGACGCCAAAGTGCAACTGCGAGTTTTGCACCACCTTGCCCGAGTAATGGCACGACTTCACAATCCGCGCGGCGTCCTGCGAGCTGATCGGCTTTACGATGATTTCTTTTGCGCTCATGCTCGGTTGAATGATTGGCAGATGAACGCTAGTGCGTTGCCGTTGCTGTTTTCGTTCACGGCTGACTCGCCATGTCCCATGCTTTTTGCTTTTGCGATTGCCGCTTGCACGTCCTCGGCTTGCTCGTCGTGGACAGTGAATGTCATTTGCTGAAACGGTTGTTTGTCGCCATCCGCTAGTTCTGGCATCCCAGCTTCTTCCACATCGAACTGCCCTAGCTCCTCATCGGTAAATCCGGTCAACGATAAATCAAAATCCAACTCCCGCAGGTCTGTCAGTTCAAGCGCGAGCATTGTTTCATCCCAGCCGCTGTTGAGTGCCAGCTTGTTGTCAGCGATGACGTAAGCCTTGCGCTGCGTCTCCGTCAGGTGATCGAGGCGAATGCACGGAACCTCGGTGAGTCCGAGCTTCTGCGCTGCCATGATGCGACCGTGACCAGCGATGATTCCGTTTTCACCGTCGATCAGCACTGGGTTAGTAAATCCAAACTCGCGGATGCTGCCTGCGATTTGCGCGACCTGAGCCTCGCTGTGCGTCCTGCTGTTCCGAGCGTATGGGATCAGTGAGTCGGTTTTGAGTATTTCTATTTTCGGTTTGTTTTTCATGACGTAGTTTTCTCTTGACGTGTTTTTTTCTGTTGGTAAAATCTTGTTTATCACATCCTTAGCGCCTGTCTAAGCGCATCGAGTGTTGGTTTGCCGTCTCTGCCGATTGCCTGCGGTCCGAGCCTGTCAGTGATCGCCTGCCGTGCCTCGTTTGCCAGTTCGGGCGTGAGGTCGTCAATGTTCGCATCGACGCCAGCGTTGAATTGCTTTCCGAGGTCAACGCCGAATTGCGCGACGTTCGGAGC